CGACATGGATGTCGAAGAGCGTAAAATCTACATCGGTAGAGACCCGGAAAAAGCAAAGCGTGCATTCATGAACTTCCAGGAACTTTGGAACAAGGACCAAAAGAGTAAGTTGCAGAACCCGTTCAAGTATAAGGAAAGCCATGGTTATTTCGAGGGGGCCAAGTATCTGGACGACGAAATTACGGGCAAGCAGGCGGATGAAATGTTGTCCGACGCCCTCGACGAGGCCATTGCGAACAAGCATGACTACACAATCAGGCCAGAAGATATCGGCGAGGAACTGGACTTCAGTGTTTCCCCATGCTCTCTGGAAGTGCTTGTAGGCGACTACGAAACATACGGCGGAATCTGATGAAACCCACAGGAGGAAATATGAAAAAGGATAACCTGATTAAAACAATTGAAAAGGATTCCCTGGCGGAGGATGTCGCACACCTAATCGTTAACAAATGGGGTATCAACCTCGTTTCCGTAAAGAGCATAACGATTAACCGAAAGAAAGACGGTCAGCTAAAAGACCTGCACGTCGAGTTCATTCCAGCCTAGTTTAAGGCAAAAAGAAAAGGGCAAGCATTGCTTGCCCTTTCTTAATTTCACGCCTATTAGACGTACTTGTATCCAGGCGGAATCCAGATGGTGAACCTGTCGTACTGGAACGTTGCGTTCCAAGTACCGAGGTCAGCCACGCCGTAAGTTCCCTTCTTCGGCAACTTGACGGTCTTCGGCCATGCGTTAATATACGTGATGGAGAAGATGCAGTCACCGTACATCCAGTCGTAGTATTCCAGCGTAACCGTCTGGTTACGGAGGAGCTGCACGGTCGGGTTAGGCCAGTTGGCCTGTTGGCCGAGACCGAGGTGGATGTGGTTAGAAGAGTCCTGGGCGATACGGTTCGTCTGCCAGTTGGCATCTGAACGGTTTGCCAAGGTGAGTTCACCCGTGTTGTAGATGAGGTTACGCCATTCCATCATGGCTTCGTACGGAGCCATATCTTCGGTACACACACCGCCGATGGAGAATGTACCATCGAGGCCGTGCTGACCGACAGGATAGTGCTTGTTGAAGCCCATGTACTGGAACGCCTTGGATTCCAACTCGACGGCTGGAATGTCAGGCGGTTCCTGGACGTAGAGAGCAAAGGATGCTTCGCCGTCCTGGATGTCGAACTGGTCATGGTTTTGAAGGCCCATGCCGAAGGCGTGGAAGATTTCTGTGGAAATCAGCATCCTCCAACGGCTGGTCCTATACGGGTCGGCGAGGGTGTCAATGGCAGCGCCAAAGAACACCTTTTTCTTCAATTCGTCGTCGATTGTCTGGTTGATACCCATAGTTTACCTCCCATTACACATAAAGTGAAGTGGTCTGAGTGTTGCTAGAACCATTGGATTCAACAATAGTTCTCAATGTAATCCAGCGAGAGGTCTTGGTTGGCTTCAAGCGGAGGTCAACGTGCAACTCGTTCCTGTCGATTACGTCAGGCGTGTTGTTCGTGTCGTCGCAGATAGCCGTACCTGAGTACAAACCAGCCGGGTTAGAGTTCATGATTGCATCGAGCTGAGCCTGCAGGTCCGACTGGATGTTCGTACGCAGGTTGGTGGTGTTCAACTGGAAGACCTTCCTATCGAGGTAGTGATAGAACATCTTGTGAATACCAGCCAAGAGCATAGCGACATGAATCTGGTCGAATGCTGAGCTTTCCTTCTGCATCGTGAAGTCGCCCCAGATGAACATGCCACGGCTGTTGAAACGAGTCGGGTTGACCCTGATTTCGGTCAGACGTGCGATGTTGGAATCAGTGTCTTCTGGATACTTGAAGGTTCTCGGATACTTTTCGGTTACGCCCCATTCCGTCGGGATGACAGCGTTGATTTCGCCAGCAGGCGGCAACCACCAGATACCGTTGGCAGCGTTTGCCGTGATGATGGAGGCCAGCTGTACGGACTTCACCACTTCGACGTTCATGAGGGTGTAGTAGCTGTCGAAGAAGATGCCACGGCCATCGTAGATAGCGCCCCAACGGCCCTTCACTCCGAAGCCCTGTGAACCAATCATCTTCCTGAGGGTAGTCTCGATGTTGGCTTCGCCTACGCCGTCAAGGATAGCAAAGCAGTCCTTACGGAGTTCGCAGACATTGAGGATTGCGGAAATGACCGTACCGTCGAGAACTTCACGGTCCTTCTTGAACAGGTTCTTGACACCAGTACCAGCACCGATGAGCATAGACACGTCCGTGCCATCCTTGTCAAGGAACAGGTTCCAAGCGTTTGCAAGGGTAGCGGTGTCGCTGTTGTTGGCTGGCGTGTATTCCCAGATGGCGTCGTTGATGATGGCCGGGTCACGTTCATCGTATGCGAGCATCGTGGAAACAGAGTCGAGACGTCCGTTTTCAACAGTCTGGGACATGTCGTAAGAGTTGTTCGTGAGGAAGTTGTCGAGGATGCCGCTGTCGTTGATGAGGAGCCTTGCACCGCTGTTCGTGAGAACAGAGTCGGCCACGTCACCAATGTAGAGGTTTCCGTCATCATGCACGTAAGGCACGATGGTTCCTTCCATATCGTAGCTCTTGCCGTTGAAGTGGTAGGTGATGTAGAGGTACATCCTTGCGATGGCCTCGCCTTCCGCAGAAAGCACATACACCTGCTTTGCAACGCCGTTGAAGTTCACATCTTCGTACTTGACGGATGCGAGACCCATTGCGTTGAACGAAGCACCGATTTCGTCGCTCACGAGGAGCTTGTCGGTACGCTGCATCACGCCACCGTTGTAGGTCGAGTATTCGAAGTCGAGCAAGTCGGTATAATTTTCACCTTCCTCATATTCGCCAGGAACGATGAAGTCTTCTTCCTGTATGCTAGACGGAACCGTCAGGTCGTATGCACCGAGCATATTGAATGTCAGGCCATCCTTGCCAGCCACCCAGATGTTTGCATTGGATGCCGTGAGGTCGACCAGTTTCCATTCGCTGTACTCACCGAACTTCGGTGCCTTTCCTGTGTCATCGAAGGTGATATCTCCGATGTGGCTGAGTATCACGATGTCTTTGAACGTGTTGATGTTCTGGACAACGTAGATATCGTTCTTTTTGAAGATTTTCGACGGGTCTGCTTCTTCTTGCTTGTTCGTCTTCTGACGGACGAATGCAACGAGGTCTCCGATACCATACTGTGTTGCCGTTCCGAACGGTACTTGCACGCCGATTGTGGTCGTCGTGTTGTACTTGGTCCTGTCAGCAGGGTCGGTAATCTGGGTGACGTTGTTGCCAAGGTAAGTGTTGATTGCAAAGCCTTCCTTGTTGAACGCAGCGAGGATATTCTTCGTCGTTGCAGTGAGGTTGATAATCTTGTTACCAAGAGAGGTGTTTCCTTCTACTTCCTCACCATTCTTCCCAGTGAGGGTCACTGAGCCAGAGCCAGTTACGGCAGTGACGTAGTATTCCTTCTTGCCTTCGGTGTCGAGCTGGATGATGTCATCGGCAGATACCGTTCCGACATCAACCATACCACGAGTCTTCAATGTGGACGGCTCGTCAATGAGGTCTTCTGGGAACACAATCGTAACGACGTACTGGGTCGTTGTCGTTGTATCCGTGTAAGTAACTGACTTATTGACCTTAGCTCCCACGGACGGAGCAGTTTCACTAGCAGCAACCGTGTAGGTCAATGTCCATACGTTGTTGTCGCTGGATATTGTTGCACCAGACACTGATGGATTACTTGCATTTTCTGGGATAGGTGCGGTTGCCGTAACTGTTTTGTCCTCTTCTTCGCCACCAGTCACCGAAGTAACAGTAAATTCTACCGTCTTAGTAACACTGGTTTCTGTCGTAGTTTCGACAGCCTTCGGTCCAGACACGTTTACGCCAACGTATTCTTCCGTTGTCGTTTTCCCATCAACAATGAATGTTGCCACCACGGAGTCTTCACCATTGATTGTATCCATGAACGCCTTTGCGTAAGCGTCTGGTGAATGGCCTTCTGTCGTATCAGGGTCAAATGTTGCAACGAGTTTGTTCGGGGTGCTAGAATTCCAGGTGACGTTAGTGAGGTCAACCGGGTTCAACACCTTGCTACGGTTGGAATTTGCATTCAACGTAACAATCTTTGCAGATGCGTCGCAGCTATCCTTTCCAACAGAAGTGATTTCGTACGAATCGAATTCGGCTACGCTACTATCCACATCGGCATCCAGCGTAATGGTTGCTTCACCGTCGACAGTGACTGTATCGACCGTACCA